TGGAATATTAACTTGAAGAGTTGCAAACCAACGCATCCTACTGACCATCCTTCTTCACCTCTTGTGTGGATGGATAGACTAGTATGCTACATCGGGTTGAGCCATGATAAACCTGATATTATTTCGTATCAGTGATCAGAGGGCTTCTCATTCTTCATAGGTTATTCCACATCGATTACTGAGTCGATTCAGAAATCATCACCGTTTTAGGTGATTAGGTCAAGGACCCAATATAACAGTTTAAAGACTTGTTAAGGTCCACCAAGAATACTAATGTAGTTGCCGGCTTGACGGCACGTTCGATAAAGGAGTCGAAAGATAGAGATCTGACATCTCCCATGGATTGGGAACATCAATCTCGACCTTCTCCTCGAACTTAGTCAAACGCCTACATAAGATCCACGGCCAGGCATATATCTCACCATCACCCATTCTATTCTGACGCTGAGACCGGAACTCCTTGAGGGTTCTAGGGAAACGGACACGCCATGTGCCCACTTCCGACGGTATATCAGTAGAGAGAAGGGGGAGTTTATAAGGTATATCCTCAAAAACAACATAATCTGCATCTTCAGCATTAAATTCATGTATTTGCACCATGATCAAATCAGGTTTACGGAAGCCCACTTTAGGTAACTCGGGTTGGAACACATCTGTTCGAACAATGCCGAGACAAGCACCTGAAGGGGTCTGTCCTTTCGTAACCTGATCTTTGAACTTATTCTCCAAAAAAGTAGCAAATCTTCGCTGAAAATTTGTTACATTAACCTCGCCAACACACCACATTCCTAAACCACCTCGATGATGAGGGAGAAACATGTTGTACTGACCCATGTCAGTTAATTTCAGAATTTCTTTCTTTCGATAGTGAATAAAGCGGCGTAAAGTTCGCTCAGGATTCGCGCAGTCGAAGCATATCCAGTTCCACTGATCCCAAATCGGGGCCAGTTTCGCTGAATCTCTTCCTGTAATCTTACTCTGACCTGTTAATAGGCCGGTATTTAGATATCCGATCCGCTTGAATCGGTACGAATCATTCACTAAATGAATTTCAAAGAACTCTGAATTGATGGTGAGAATTTTATCAGAGATATAGTTCTTTCCCAACGACAGAGAAAAGCCGACAGTATCGATACATTTGAGCCAGATCTTATAATGATCAGGATTTGACATAAACAAAATGTCATCCCCATTAATAAGAACCGGTAGCTCGAGAGGTACAAACCGCCTTCCGGTATACTCTTCAAGAGATCTCCAATAAGCAACAAGATTTATGACGCACAAGATAGGAAATGATAAAACACTTCCCATCAGTTGCCCACTCGTCTGGTGAAAAGGTAGTAAACCACCATATTTCACAAACTTATTAGGATAATTGATCCCCTGTTCATAAAGAACAGAGCGAAGAACATCCAGAAGTCGGTCGCTGTACCCCACACACTTCTCCAAGGAGGCTTCGAAGGCCATCCTAGTGTAAAGTATCTTAATTCCGTCGGTTGCCGCAGAGTAGTCACCACTCACGAAGAATGTGAATGGGAGATTGAGTTCGCGTGTCTTGTCCGCCATGCTTTTTAAGTCCTCTATCTCAATCGGTCTTCCTATAAGAGTGAATTGGGGAAAAAGTTTTAAATATTTCCACAACGCTCTCTGATAGAACCGTGAGACCCATTGTCGATAAGCATCGGCTTTGGTTATGAGACGAACCTTCAAGGGTTCAAGCACTGCAGACACGACTGCCTCAATTGGCGCCTTACTGGCTTTTAAAAGCATGGATGAAAAAGAAGGTTGTGGAACACCTCGAACTTCAAAAGTCGATCGGTCGTTCTGCTCAACAATTCTCAACATCTCATCCTTTCCAGAAAGGCTCCCCTCTTTCTCCCGTATATAACCCCGGGCGCCCCCCTCCGATCTTGTCGATTGGAAGGAAGCACTCGTGGAAGCCTCCATAAGTCTCGGTTTCGGTTCCTTGAACCACCGGAACATGGATGCAAAATACGGTCGAAGCTCCTCTACGCTCTCTATATCAATCTCTTTTCCAAAAAGGTGGACTTGACTCAACGCGGCCTTATGTTTTAACATAGCCTCGAAGACGAAAAGTCCGTCGGCGGGCGCGCAGCCTCGCTTGATACCTTGAAGGTAACCCGCCCATAGGAGGGTATTCTTTGAATTATAAGATACTAATCGATTTTTTAAGATCTTTCGTATTTTGCCAACAAAGATAAAGGGATTTCCGGTAAACATTGCCGGACGCTTGGGTAGATCATTATGCAAGTACCGCGCCATCGGGTACGCACACATGAATTTTGCGTTGGATATGAAGTCACAACTTCTCCAATCGCGCGCTGAAAGATACAGACCTAACTGATCCTTCGCAGGGAGTAAACCAATTTTTGGGATGGAGTCATTCAAGACTTCCAATGTTGCGCGAGCGAGCATAGCCGCTTCATAAACGCAAGTCCCCTCAATTGTCCACACCTTTGGCTTTATCCTCTTCAGACCGATAAGCTGCTCAAACCCACGCATGTGAGTCGGGAGCTTGTCTGTTTTAAACAAGAGGTGTGCCTTTGTCCTCGTACCACTACGAGACAGGGAGCCAATAATCTCATCCAGAATCGTCAAACAATTGACGGTGGTTAATGTTCCTTGTGAACAAAATGGTTTCTTAGATGAAGT